TCAAATGCCGATGCCGATCCGGATTCGGATACGCTGCGCCATCGCGCGCAAGCCGGCGCCGACTCCGATCCCGAACGCCACGACGCGGCCAAGCGTCACGATCGTTGCTGCTGTGATCGGCACGGTCCGCGCGCGAATGATAGCGAGCGGGCTTCCGACGACGGAAAGCAAGCCCGCACCGACGTTGACGATGTAAGCGCGCGCAAGGTTGGTAGGCTTGCCGGTCAGCGCCAGAGCCGCCGCCGCGATCGTCACGATGCGCGCCCGGATCACGCCGGTCGGGCTACCCGTCGAAGTAAGCCCGCCAGCGTCGATCTGGATTGTCCGGCCCTTCACGGTCGGGACGGCCTGCCCAGCCAGGCCGAGGCTCGCGCCGCCCACCGCGATCGTAGTCGAAATCGCAGCGCTCCACACGGCCAGGGTCCAGGACGACCATTGCTCCGTGACGGCGGTGAAGGCCCCGGGGTTTTCCGTCTGAGCGGCAACCGCACGGTAAGCGCTCGCGATCTGCACACCGGTTGAATTTGTCTGAACCACGGTGGTCAGCCCGCCATAGCCAGCGGGCGGCGCGCTCGGGACGGCGGGCAAGCTGGACACGTCGCGGCCGCACAGAGCGATCCAGAGATGATCGCGGACTGTGCCGGCATCGTGCAGGGGCGGGTCGGGATTGGTGCTGTCGCCCTGAGCCGAACTGCCGCCGATCGCGGTGGCGCCCGCTATTCGCAGCAGGATGCCGCCGAACTTTTCCGCGACCGTCGAAGCGATGGTCAGGGATTCGGTGCCGCCGGCCGCGACGGCCTTGTAGAAAATCGCGGTGAGGCCGCCAACGGTGGGACCGGGCGAGTGGCCGAGCAGTGACCAACCGACCGACGCCGTGGAAAGCGTCGGATTGCCGTCCGCAGCGCAGCCGAACACGAGGAAGTCGCCAGCCGAAACGGTTACCCCGGTGAACGCGGTCCAGCTGGTGGCGTCGGTATTCGGGCCTTGATAGCCGGTGGAGGACAGGACGGACGGGAAGGCCATCGGGCCGCGCTAGCTGATCGCGAGCACGCCGGTCGCGGCCGATCCGTCGAATGTCAACGGCCCGTCCACATTCCCGAAATCGCTCGCTTCCGTCATATACTGGATCAGCGGCGACGTCGCGGCGGTGCCGGTCCACTTCGCCCAGACGATGGTTCGGCCATTTGCAAAGCCGGCCGCGTTCTGGGGGATCACGATGTCGTCGTGCACGAACTCGCCGACCGCTCCGTCCAGAGTGTAGGTCTTGCCGGTGACGGCAAGGCCGCTCACGCCAGGCGCGCCGGTCCCGGTGACATGGTTGGTCAGATCGTCGATGAAATCATGCGCCGCGTTATAGGCGTAGGCGCCGCTCACGATGAAGACGCGGATATCGTCGGTGTCGAGATCGACGACGGCCGTGCCATTGTACTGACGCAGCTTGTGCTGCGGATAGACGATCGGCGTTCCCATTCATTTCACTCCGGGCGCAGCAGCAGCGCGGCCTTGCGCGCCTGCCAATATTCGAGATTGCCTTGCAGCTCGGCTTCGCGCTCCGGCCCTTTCTCGCACTGGTCGATCGCGAGCATGAAGCGGCGGATGTGAAAATCGATCTTCTCGGCTTCGGTGCGTTCGGTTCTGCCGTCGGCGCCAATCTCAGTCCCGGTCCGCTCCGGCAGTTGAGCGACTTCGGCTTCGAGCTGCTCGATTCGCGCGATCGACAGAAACGGGAACAGCTTGGCGAGGAACCCGGCGCTCATAGCGCAATGATATCCTGGGCGGTGGTGCCGGTTGCGCGCACGAACTTGGCGCGCACGGGCAGGATGCTGCCCGCCGGGACATTCTTGAAGAGCACGTCCTGGGAGGCGCTGAGCCCCCGGACGGCAAGATTGCCGGCGGTGCCGACATAGAGCCCCTTGGGGATGCTCGCGAGCGGCACGATGTCGTCCGGCACGACCGCGACCGGTGCCGCGGACGGCCCGGACACGGACTCATATTCATGGGCGAAACGGTCGGACACGATCTATCTCCTGTTGCAAGCTTTGGCTGGAAGGGGCCGGGAGCGAGCGGCCCCATCGTCGTTCAGACGGGCGCGGCGGGCGGGATCGCGGCTTCGGCCAGGCGCTGGGCGAGCCGCCTCTTGGCGCGCGCGTAAGCGGCATCCGACGCCGCCCGAAGTTCGCCCACCAGGTGGCGCGTTCCGGCCGACGCCGGCCGCAGCAGCGACGCCGCGTCATAAGCCGCGCGGGCAAGTCCGAGCGCGAGGAACGACCGGTCCACGGACGCATCCGCGCGGCGAAGGTCCTCGGCCGTGCGCGGCTCGGCATCCTGTTCGATCTCGCCCGCCACCACCGCGAACCGCGCTTCGACCGCCGCTACCGCCGGCACCTCGATCGCGCCGACGATCCCGCCGCCATCGCCGCCGGGCAGGCTCGCGCAACCCGTCAGCAGCGCCGCCGCCATCAGCACCAGTCCGAAACTTCGTAACATCTTCATCGTCACACCCTCCCAATCGCGGCACGATGCCGCTTCTCATCCGATCCGGTTGGCGAGCCAGCCGTACAGGAATGCCTCATTGCCCGGCCGTTCTTCGGCCAGGCGCAGGTATCGCTCGCCTTGCAGGGCCTCGACGCCCTTCAGCAGCACAGCCTCGCCGCGCTCCCCGCGCACGCGCAGGAAGCCAGCCAGCGCCCCCAGCGTCGCCGGCCCGATCCGGCGATCGACCGCGACGTCACGATAATCGGTCGCGCCGCGGTTAAGCGCGTTGAGCGCACGTTGCAGAAATCCAATCCCGACGCCCGGCCCCATGTTGACGCCGGTGTCGAACAATTCGGCGGCGAGCTTGGGGGCCAGCGCCGCGACCCCGTCGAAACCGGGTCCGGTCCAGTAGAGCTTTCGGTAGATCGCCACCGCCGTTTCGCGCGGCAGCGACCGCATGTCGCCACGATAGCCGAAATCGCGCGCGACCTTCTCGGTGATACCCCAGCGTGTCGGCCCGCCGCGATCGGCGGGATGATTTGAATAGCCGCCCTCGCGGCCGATCACGTCGTCGATCAAAGCTTCGACGTTCATTTGAGGTCTCCCAGCAAGGTTTCGAGGATGGACGGCACCGGCTCGTCGAGGATCGAGGCGTAGAGCGCGCGCAATCCATCGCCCAGACGGTCGGCCACGAAGCAAACCCGCCGCGCGCCGACACAGGCGGTCAGCAGTCGGTCCGCCGCGAACTCGACATGGCCAAGACCGTCATCGCCCGCGCCCGCGATCATCGGGATTGACCGATCATCTCTTCCGCGCCCTGTCCGGTAATCCGGAAGGTCAGCGCGACGATCGCGGACGTCATCTTGAGATCGGCCGCGAGCCGGCGCTCATCGTAGTCGAGCCGCTTCTGCTCGGCTTCCTTGCGATCGGACTTGTCCGCCTTCCGCTCGTTCAGCAGATACAGGATCAGCAGCCCGAGCGGACCCGATCCAATCAGCGCTTGCACAATTCCCGCTTCCATGACCCCCAGCCTCTTTCGCCGCCGACCCCCGCCGGCCGCATCCTCAGATATCGTCGAGCGCGCGCGGCCGCGTCGCCTCGATCACTTCGACCATGGTCGCGAGCCGGTAATATTCGACGCGATCCCAGGGCGCGCGATGCGCCCAGCAGAACAGGGTCGAACCATCGGTCAGCCTCACTTCCAGCGGCGTCGGCCGCCGCGCCGTTGCCTCATTGCGCGTTGTCTTGATCCGCCAATCGCTCATCGTTCTTCCCTCACGGTGCCGTCACGATCGTCGTCCAGACGCCGGCGATCTTCTGCGCGATCGACCATTGGCCGGAGGCCGGCGCCTTGTTCCAGCGCAGCTCGCCATTGCCGCCTTCGTCGTTCGGCGGCAGCGCGGCGGCGGCGCTGATCGCGCTGTCGTTGAGGAAAAGCTCGGGCATGAACGCGCGCGCGGGTTGCGGCCCGGCGCGGCCGCCGGTGCGCTGCGTGTCGCCACCCGAAAAGACGATCGGGACCAGATTGTCGGCACCCGCATATTGCCAGCGCCAATCCTGCGTGTTTGCGTCCATCATCCGCCGCCAGTTGGGCGCGTCGAACGGCTCGATCCCGAAAATCTCAAGCTGCCCGCTATTGGGGCTGCCGCCCAAGAGCATAGTCAGCACCTTGCCATCGGTGCGCTTCTCGAAAGCCCCCATCGACTCGGCGACGAAAGCGCCGTTCTTCGGGCGGACGCTGACGCCGCCGCGAACGCCGGACGCGGTGAACGATTTCAAGAAGATCGTGTGCTGGACGCCCTGGCAGGCGGGCTGTCCGCCCTCGGCATAGCAGGCGTCGAAATTGACGGAGCCGGCCAGGCTGGTCGCGGCCAGGCCGCCGCCCGCATGATAGTCTCGCGCGCCGCTCACCCAGGCCGGGTTGGCGACATCCGGCGCGCCGACGTCGCGCTCGTAGATCCAGTAGGGCGAGTCGAAAGCTGGGGCGGTGATCTTGGCGAGCGCCTCCTGGCCCATGATCACGGAGAACAGGCGCCACACCCCGCCGATCTGATAAGAGCACCAGGCGCCGTCCGCGTTTCGCGCGTAGCTTGGCCCGCACAGACCGCCACCGGCGCCGTTGAAATCGACATGAGCGGCGAAGTGCGCGTTGCCGAGGCCCGACGCATCCATGATGCCGAAGCGACCGTTGCCGTAGCAGTTGAGGCCGAGCGTATAGCCGGCGTTGGCATCGGACAGGTGGAAGAAGACGCCGTGACGGCCGTTGTCGCGGAAATTGCCGCCCGAAATCTGGACCTGGTTGGCGTTGCCGAGCAGCGCACCCGAGAGGGTGACGTCCGCTTCGACATGAACGCCGTCGCGAATGAAATTCTCGGCCGAGCAGTCGATCAGGCGCCCATAGGTGCGGACCCTGAAGCCGTCGCAATCGGCCGCGCCGCCATGACCGGTGGTGCGGACCTTGATATTCTCGATCCGGAAGCCCGTGGCGCTGACCCCGCCGGGCCGCTCGCCATTGCTGGCGGTGTTGTAATTGTGGAAGCGAAGCCCGGTCTGCCCCCCGTCGAACGTGATGACGACCGGGTTGCCGCCGTTCTGCGCACCGAGCCCGTCACCCTCGATGAACGGGGTGCCGAAATCGAACTCCCACGTCTTGGACGAATAATAATGCGCGAGCGGCATGCGCAATTTGGGCAGCGCGCGGTAGAAGATCGGGAAGGCGTCATTGTCCTGCCGCGCCCACAAGCAAAAACTGCGATAAGTTAAGAAGGCGGCATAATCATCGCCGCCGATAATGCCGTCATGCGCGCCCGTGCGCTGGTAATCACCCCAGGCGCCGAGCTGGAATATATCCAGGCTGTTCGGATCGAGATACCAATAGGCGCCGTCCTTGGACTGCACCCACCAGGCATGTTCGCCGGCGCCGACCGCCGGCAAGGCTGGCAGGGTCGCATTCCACCGGAACAGAGTGGCGCTCCCCTTGCCGGTGATCCGGCGGCCTTCCGTCGTGATCCGGTTGACGCCGGCGGGGATGAACAGGTTGGCGATAGTGTCGAACAGGCCGACTGCTTCCGTCGTGCCGCCCGGATCGCCTTTGAAATGGGCCGGCAACAAGGCCAGGATCGGCCCGGCCAGCGTCGTCGCCAGCGCCGACGCGGTAAACAGCTTGACGGCCCCGTTCAGCACGAAGCCGAGAAAACTATTCTCGCGTTCCGCCTTGGGTGGCAGATCCAGCAGTTGCTCGCCGGCGGGAACGCGAAGGCCGCGCTGCGCTACCATCGTCAGGTCGTCGGCCAGCTCTTCGTCAACCAGGCTCAAGCGGTCGAGTTGACGCTCATGCTCGTCGGCGGGAAAGCCGTCATTGGGAACGTAATCGGCGGTCTGCGCCCGTCCGGTGAGACGGTAGCGCGTTACGCGCTTGGGCGCCGGATAAGCGGCCGTGGTGACGATCGAGGCGGTGCCGGCCCGCCCTGATCCGGTCACCGCATAATGGACGCCTTCGGTCAGCAAGGTCGCGGTCGCCGGGTTGAACTCGCCTTCGTGCAGGTAAACCCGCACGTCCGCGCTGGCGATGAACTGAAAGCCCGCGGCGAACGTCCGGGTCACCCCGTTGCACAGGCTGGTCGTCCGGCGCCCGCTCGCCACTGTCGTCATGCACCGCCCCCGAACTCACCCCCAAACCGGTCGGGAGCGACGACCGGTTCAGCTAATCGCGCATAGCACGACCCAGAGTTAAACCGATAGTAGAATTATTGCGGGTCCTTGGGGCGTGCGCGGAAGGATGTAGGATGACGCCTCTGCGACTCGGTTGCGATCAGAGGGTGTATGGACGGCATCGGCGGAAAAGCGGTTTTCTGGAGCTGGCAGATCGGTTCGGTCGCGACTTTCGTGTACCTGACCTTCTTCGACAATTACCCATATACATGGTGGAATTGGTTGATCGCCGTCCCGGTGAACATGATCCTCGGCGAAATCTGGCCGATTTACTGGCTCATTCTGCGCCCACTCTTTGCCTAGTTATTCCGGCAGCTCGCCCTCCCAAGCATTGGCGAAGTCCGGCCCGCGATCCGGCCCGTCATCCCCCGGCCGCCACCACATCTCCTGCCCCTGCTGCTCTGCCCGCTCCTCCATCCGCGACCAGGCGGTGGCGTAATCCGGATCTGTCCATTCGGACATGAGGTCGATCGCGAGCCGGTCATAGGCCAGCCGCGCATACCAGAGCGATCCGCCCGGCACGTAGCGTTTCGCGAGCTTGGCCGCTTCCCGCCCCGGATTGGCCTCCTTGTCCGGATCGAGCGCATCGCCCACCAGCCGCTTGCCCGATCGGATCAGGTCGCCGGCCGTCCCCACCACCGGCCCGGCCAGAGTCTCCGCCGGCCCACCGTCAAATTCGTTGGTCGCGCCGTTCAGGAAGTCGCCAAAGATACCATAACCGCCGCCTTGCAGCACCGCCCGGCCCCAGAAGCTCGCATTGGTCATCGGCTTGGGATCGCGCCCCTTGCTGATTTCCTTGAGCTGCATCGCCACGCCGCCGAGCAGTGTGGTGGTGACGGTCAGGCCCGCGAAATAGGCGGCTCGGTTCCAGCCCTTTTCACCCATCATCCGCGCCCCGTGCATCAGCACCACCGACACGCCGAAGCTCTTGAACAACGCGCCATTGCGGATGATTTCGCCGCCCCACGTCCCCGGCCTTTGTCCAAATGACAGCGCCGCGCGCCCGCGCGCGGTCGAGGCCGGCACCGCATAATCGGTTTCCTGCAACACCATCCGCATCAGGGCGTCGCCATGCGCTTCGTCCGCCACGTCGTCCGGCCGCAGAAACTCCGCTCCGCCATGCTTGTAGGTTTCCGTCGCCCGGATCGCGTCCCACGCGCCGTGATCGATCCCGTATCGCTCCAGTGTCCGCCGCAGCGCCCCGTCCAGCTCGCCCAGGCTCTTGCCGCGCTGGTCGGCCAGATGCCCCAGAAACTCCATTCCGAACGCCCAGCGACCCGCCTGCGTCCATGCCGACAATCCCGAGGCGCGCAGCACCGCGTCCGACAGCCGCCGCGCGACTTCCGGCCCGTGCGTGCCGTCGATGAATCGGTTCAGGCTCGCCGCCATCTTGCTGGCTTCCTCCGCGATCAGCCCGAGCCGCACCGCCACCCGCCGGTCCTCCGCGTTGAGCGGGTTGAGCAGCTTGAGATAGCCGGTGATCGCGCCGGTCACCGGCAGCCCGGCATAGGCCCGGCTCACCGCCTGGAAGCCGACGTCCGTGATCGCGGACAACGCCGCCGATCCGAGGAACGCACTGGTCAGCACCGCGCGCGTGCCGCCCATCCGCCGCGCCCATTTGCCGTTGACCGGCGAATTGAGATTGCCGGACACGACGTCGAACAACTGGCCCAATTTGTGCTCCGTGCCGCGCGCCAGGCTCAGCCCTTCTTCGCCCGGGCTGCGGTCCAGCGCCGCCGCTTGCTTGACCCCGTCCTGCATCCATTTGAGCGTCGCCGCCGGGTTCGGCCCCATCACTTCCATCAGCGCGATGTCGCGCGCCATGCCTTCCACATGCCCCATCATCGCGTCGAACGGATTGCCGGTGCCGAACTTCTCCTGATAGGCCAGCCAATCGTCCGCGCTCTTGAACACCAGGAAGCGGTGATCCGCCCGGCGCGATGCCAGCTTGCCGATCCCGCCGGCGCCGGGGCTTCGCTTGTTCCACCCGTCCGATCGGATGCTTTCCCACACTTCGCGAAGTGCCAGCTCGAGCGAGCCCGGATTGAACGGCAGCCCGCTCTGCTCGTCGATCATCCGCTCCAGATCGAGCCGCGGCGCCACTTCCGCCCGCCACGCGTCGAAACCGGCCGCGCGCACCTTCAGCATGTCGTGGCTTTGCGGCAGCCCCCAATCGCCGCGCTTGCCGATCGCGCCGCCCGCCCGGTTGAACCGTTGCCGCAGCATCTCGGCCGCGTCCCGCCACGCGCCAGCGAACTCGCGCGCGCTGGCATTGTCCGTCTTCGTTCCGAACAGCTCGCGCACGATGTCGTTCAGCCCGCTCTTGTCGCGCGCTTCGCCCAGCAGGTTGCGGCTGTGCCGGTCCAGCACGCCTTCGATCTTGCCATGCGCCTGGCCGATGATCCGCCGCGTCTGGTAATCGACCCGCTCGACGATCCGCACCGGCGTCTTGTGGCGGTCGCCGGCCTTGATCTCGTCGCCGATCGCCATCTGCCTTTTCACTTGCAGCAGGGTCTGCCTTTTCTTCAGCCGCGCCGCATGCTCCCATTCCCGCAACGCCGCTTCGCTCGCCTCGGCCGCCGCCGCTTCCGGGCTCATCCCGCGCGACAGGTGCGCGTAATGGCGGCGATACATCGCCTCCATCCGCGCCGCCTGCTCGGGCTTCATCTTGCCGGCCTCCACCAGCCCCGGAATGCAGTTCAACAGGCTCATGCCTCGCCCCCCGGCTTCATGCAGCCGCGGGCGGTGCCGCCCACGTCCAGATCGTCGTCCACCTCGTCGAGCAGGGCGGGCAGGGCGGTCGCGTCGCCATCCTCGTCCAGCCGGAAACCGGCCTGGCCGTCCGGCGCATCGAACAGCCCGCCATCGCTCCCCGGCGGCTTCTGCGCGGCCTCCCCCTTGGCCCGGCCTTCGCCGCGCCGCTCCAGCGCCGCCCGCCTGTCGCTGGCGGTCGCCCCGCCAAACGCGTCCATTTGCAGATCATGCTCGATCGATTCGGCCTGGCGCTGTGCCTCAGGCCCGTTGGGATGCTCGAAAGGCTCTAGTCCTCGCGCAGCAGACGCTTCTGCAAAACCATCAGGTTGCGCGCCGATCGCTCCATCTTGGCCCGCAGCTCCGGCGGCAGCCTCGGATCGTCCGATCCCAGCTGCGCCCGCTGGATCATCTGCGGCAACTGCCGCCTCGCTTCCGGTCCAATCCCCATAGTCCATCACCCATTCGCGGCCGTCATCGTCTCTAACGTAGAAGTCACCCTCGGTCCAATCGTCGGATCGGGCGGCGGCATGGTCGAACGCCGCCATCACCGCCGCGTCCAGCGCATCCTCGTAATCCTGCCCGTCCATCGCCCGCGCCAGCGCGTCGGCATGGACTTCCGCATCCAGATCGTAGCCCATCCGCTCCGCCGCACTCGCGATGTAGGCATCCAGCTCCGCTTCCTGCTCGCTCGCGGCTTCCCTGAGCGCCTTGGCCTCCAGCGCCTCGGCATCTTCCACCCGGTAGAGCGGCCTGCCGCGCAGCTCGTTGTCGATCGCCGCGTAGAATTCGTTCAGGTCGGGTAGGTCCGCATAGCTGCTTTCTCCCATCCGAAACCGTGCATGTTGCGGGAAATAGCCGGCCTCGATCGCCGCTTCGAACATCGTGTCCGGCGCATGATCGACCGATTCCGCAATGTTGTTGGGCGTGGCCGGATCGCGCGGCCGCAGCAGCTTGCGCCGTCCCACCGCGCCGCGATGCCAGCTCTCGCCGTCCATCGATCGGACATTTCCGCCGACATCGTCCAGTCCGCCACCATCGGCGATGAATTCGAGCAACGAGCGCGGGCGGGCCGAGACCTTGGGCCGGCGCCGGATCTGGCTCGGCTTGCCCGGATCGACGACATTGCCCTCCGCGTCGAACTTGGGCTCGCGCCCGCGCGTGATGTAGATCGGCGAATCCGGGTGCCGCGCCAGCGCCGCCGCCACCAGCCTCGCCTGCCCTTCACTGACGCCGAGCGTTTCCGCCAGCACCTCGGGCTTCAGGCTCCCGCCCGCCTTCACATGATCGCCCAATCCCGGCACATGATCCACCGGCTCGAAGCTTCGCGCCGCCGCGCCCAGCGACGCCGGCTGCGGCTCCTCGCCCAGCCACGCCGCCATGATCGAGCCTTCGTTCGCGGCGATCACGTCGGCGCGAAGCTCCGGCGCCGGTGCCGGGTCGAAAGCGTGGGGTTCGCCGTCCGGGCGCGTCTCGACACTGTTGATGCCGTCCAGGTCCGGCGCGTCCGCCTCGCCGCTCCCGGTCAGTTTCAGCCGCCGCGCAAGCTTGTCGACCCGGTTGTTCCAGCCCTTCTTGTATTTGGCTTTGCCCGGCACCGTGTCGGCGATCCGATTGAGATGCGCGCGGTAGAGCGCCAGCGCCCGTTCGGCATCGCCTCCCGCCTGGGCGAGGATGCGCTTGCCGATTTTCGTGCCGGAGATGTAGCCGGCGTCGAACGCCACCGCCGCCACGTCCGGATCGGCTCCGCTCAGGCCGGCGAACCAATATTGCTTCACGGCGATCCCGATCGCCTGATCCTGCGTCAGCGCCGCCACGTCCACGCCGGGATTGAATTTCGCCGCGACGCCCCACTTGGTCGTGCCGCCGTCCGCATGGCTGTAGTGGACGACCTTCGCTCCGCCCTCCAGGTCGTTGATCACGAAGCGGATGATCGATTGCCGCTGAATCGCCGATGTGCCGCCGCCGCTCGGTTGCGCGCGCGCCGGCGTCGGCACCGGGGCCGGCGCTTCGAAGTCGGGCAGCTTTTCGTTCCGTTCGATCGCCGCCAGCATCTCCTCCAGCCGCGTCCGGTGCGCGTCGTCGCCCGCCGGCGTCGCTTCGAAGGGCGAGCTTTCGACGATCTCCGCCTCGCGCCGCACCACGTCCGCCGCCGCCTGCTGGTCGGGGGTTCGCGCCTCGCGCGGCAGCGCCTCGTCCAGCGCGTCCAGCGCCGCCCGGTCCGGCGCCGTGCCGGCCTGTTCCGCCCGCGCTTGCCGGCGTCGGACATCGGCAAAGGCGGCGGGGTCGATCTCGGCATCGCGGATCGCGCCCGCCACCCGCCGGTCCAGCGGCATCGCGCGCTCGATGCCGATCGCGCCCGCCTTGAAGCCCGCGCCCAGCACCCCGCCCAGCCCACCGGCGACGCCCAGGTCGATCAGCACGTCGCGCGCGCCGCGCTCGATCCCGAGTTCGCCGGCATCGGCATGGACCAAAGGTTCCAGCCCGGCGGTCAATGCCATGTTGAACCCGGCCTGCTTTGCCCCCACCGTCAGGATCTGCCGCCCGACGCTCAGCGACTTCGCAGCGCCCCCGCCGAACGGGATCAGGTTCACGGGATCGGTGATGCCCGCTCCCAGCATGCCGATGAATTGCCCGCCAAGGCCCGCGCCGGCTTCGTCCGCATCTTTTTGCGCGGCGCTCAACTCGCGCTTGCGCTGTTCCAGCACCCACGCCCGCAACGATTTGCCGTCCGTGATTCCCGCATATTCGGGCAGCAGGTTGGGGTCGCGCCGCCGCTCCGCCGCCATGAACGCGAACAGGCTGCTGCGCGTCTGGCCATAGGCTTCGGGATCGCCGTCGAGCGGCAGCGGTTGGCGCCACCCCCGCTTCAGCGCTTGGTCGCGCATCGCGTCCAGCACCCGCCCCTCGTGAACGGTCTGGTTCCACCCCCAGTCCGGCCCGGATTTGCCCATCCGGTAGCCCGGCCCCACGCCGCCGAACACATTGTCGAAGAAGCCGGGGGAGGGTGCCTGCGCGCCCGCCGTTCCCATTCCCCGCGCGCGATCCTGCTCGATCGTCGGGTTGGAATAGATGTCGCTCATTTGCGCCCCGCCGCCAACCGGGCGAGGTGCCGCACGTCGAGCACGAAATTCTGCGACGGCGCCCGCTGCGACCGCGCGAAGCCGGTGTCAGACCGGAACATGTAACGCCCGTCCGACACCATCACCGGCGTCAGCTCGCGCAACTGGTTTGCGGACATCGTCTTGCCGCCCCACAGCGGCGCGTCGCTGCCCGCCGCCGTCACGATTTCGCGCGGGGCGGCCAGCGCGATCGTGTTGAACAGATCATCGCCGGTCATTCCGCGCGGCACCACCACGAGGGCGCCCCGTCGCCCGCGCACGATCCCGCCTGTCTCGCCTGCCCGTCCAAGCGCCGCCTGGAAGCTCGCCCGCCACAGCTCCCGATCGAACCCGCTCCCATTGCCGTTCGCGGCCCGGTTGGCGTAAATGCCCTTGGCGACGTTCAGCAGGCCCTCGCGCGCTTCGCCCGCGATCATGCTCAGCGCCGCGCCATATTCGCGATCGAGATCGCTTCCCATCTGCCCGTGGTCGATCAGCTTGGGGTTCGCGCCCAGCTGCGCCCAGCCGTTCAGCGCCTCACGCATCAGCTGGTTGCCCGCGCGCCGGTCGCGCATCGTCGCCAGATCGGCCAGCACCGCGAAATGGGGCTGGGCGGGCGCCACCTGCCGCATTGCCGCCTTGGCCGCTTCATTGCCGCCGGCCGCGAAAAAGGCGATCGTGTCCGCCCGGGTGCCGGCGTCGCCCCGTGCGAACTGGTCGCGGAGCGGCGCCGCTTCCGCTTCGGTCAGCACTTGCAGCGGCCCGCCATAGCGCGCCTGCGCCGCCCGCGCCTCGGTCGTCCGCTGGCGCCAGGACGCGGCGTCGTTCGGATCGAACGGCGATACCCGCCCGCCATTCTCGCTGAACAACGACAATTTGTCGTTGCGCGCGCGGTCCCGCGTCCGGACGATCAGCACGCCCAATTGGTCATGCCCCGCCACCAGCTCGCGATTGCTCCGCCAGTCGCCGCTTTGCTCGATCTGGCGCTGGGCTTCTTCCAGCTCCGGCACGCTCGCGCCCGAATATTTGGTCGTCACCCGGTTCTTGATCGCCGCGACTTGCAGGTCGCGGGCCAGGTCGGTTTCGCCCGCCGCCGCCGCTTGCGCGGCCTGCGCGCTCAGCCGGTCGGCATCCACCGTCACGCCTTCGTTGACATCCTCGATGTCGGCGCGGGCCTGCTCGCGAAACCCGCTCAGTTGCGCCGCCTGCGTCGCTCGCGTCTTGGCCTCGCGATGCTCGATCTGGGATACGCCCCATTGCCGCAGCGCGATCAGCTCATTGCCCTGCGCGGCATCGTTCAGCGCGCCGTCGTCCAGCGCCTTGACCGCCGCGACGGGGTCGCGGTTCGCCGCGCCCTGCCAGCCGCGCACGCGCAAAAGCTTTACGCCGGCGTCCAGATATTTGGCTTTCACGTCGTCGGGCAGCACCGCCGCCCCCACCGTCTTCGCCCACAGGCCGGTGGCGGTGGCGAGGCTTTCCGGCGACGGGTCGGTATAGACGTTGTTGGCGAGCGTGCTTTGCAGCGTCTCGAAGTCGCCGACGGTCTTGTCCGCCCGCTTCTCGATCGCGAACCGCCGCTCGCCCAGCCGCATCGATCCGGCCACCCGCGCCACGTCGGGCGTGAACGCCTCGATCAGCCGCGGCTCGTCCAGCGTCGCCATGAACTCGGTCGACCATTGCTCGACCAGCTGGCCGACCGCTTCCTCATGGCCGGCCGCGCCCGGCGCCGCCGTGCTGCGCAGGTCCGTGATCTTCTCCAGCAGCGCGGTCTGCCCCGTCGCCAGCGCCGCCGCCCGGTCGGCGGTTTTCGACGAAAGCGCGCGGCGATCCTCGATCTCGGCAATCTGCGCGTCGGCATCCGCGCTTCGCTCTGCCAGCTCGCGCCGGCCCTGTTCGCGCGCTTGCAGTGCCTGGCCGATCGCGCCGATCCCGCGCGCCAGCTCCGCGCCGTGCGCGGCGGGGTCCACGCCGGGCAATCGCGCCGTCCGCGCGGGGTCGGCGGAACGATAGGATGGGGGCAGGGCCATCGCTCAGCGCCCGCCCAAGGCCGCCGGGATCGGCAGGCTCTGCCCGCCCGGCAGCCGCGCCGTTCGCAGTCGCGCGCTGGTCGCGGCGGATGCGGCCGCATTTTGCACATCGCCGATCCCGGTCAGCGCCTGCGCGCCGGCCCGCATCAGCCCCCCGATCAGCGCGAACTTACCGGCCTTCTTCTTCTGCGCGGCGGCGGCGCGCAGCGACGTGGCTTCGCTCGAAGCCGAATAGCGCCGGTTCAGCACGTCATATTCGATCTCGACTTGGTTCTGCCACAACAGGTCCAGCGCCGATCCGGTGCCGATCCGCCCGCCATTCGCGCCCAAAGCGGCGATTGCCTCGCCCTGGACGGCACGGCCCTGCCGGCGGATCGCTTCCTCGGCCAGCGCCCCGTCCAGTTCCGTCCGACGCGCATTTTCCAAATCCGCCCGCGCGCCGGCATCGTAGGCGGATTTCTCGCCAGCCGCGCCCATCACGCTGCTGCCAACCGTCATCGCCACCGCCGCGATCGGTGCCACCGCCCCCATCTTCAGGTCCTCCGCTCGTAGATCGCGAACCGCTCGCCGTTCAGGTCCAGCCCGCCGACCCGATCGAAGCCGAGCAGGCGGGCGAAATGGTGGGCGCGCGCGAAGCCGTCGCGCACCAGGATGTCGATGACGGGATAGCCGCCCGCCGCCAGCACCCGCCGGATCGCGCGCGTCAGCGCGGTCAGCGACACGCCCGCGTCGCGCCCGAACAAGGCCCAGGCGCTCGCGCCGTATGGGGTTTCGATCAGGCCCGCGCAGCCGATCGCCCGTCCGTCCCGCAACGCGGTAAAGGCCGGCCCGTGCGCGGCGCCCAGCCGCACCGCGTCCAGCCCGCCCAGCGCCGCCAGTTCCGGCGCCTGCGCATCCTGCGGCCGCACCTGCGCCAGATGGTCCGGCGCGAACGGCTCGATTTCGATCCGGGCGCTCATCGCTCGCCCACCTCCAGCCCGGGGATCAGGGCGAGCAGGGTCGCGGGCAGGGGCTGGAACCGCTCGACGACCATCTGCCCGCCACGTTCATAGGCGCCGATCGTCGGCACGATGATGTCGCCGCTGTAGAGCGGCAGCGCGCGGTCCATCGCGTCCGCGGGCTTTCGCGTCTCGACCGGGATCTGCTCGCCATTCTGGACGGCGACCCGAATGCCGAGCGTTTCCAGCACGCGCAGGGTCAGATCGATGATCCGCTTGATCTTGCCTTGCGCACTGCCTTCGCTCGCCACCGCTTCGATCCGCAGCGTCCGCATCACCGCCGGATAGGGCAGGCCGGCCTGGACCTTGGAGGCCGGGTAATCGAGCGTGATCGCGCCGCCGGAAACGGTCAGGGAACGATGCGGCTTGCCGTCCGCCAGCGCCTCGATCGCGCGGCCCTCCAGATGCTGCAACCCGGCGAACTGAGCGGTCGGCGCGCCGTCGTGACTAAGGCCCGCATCGACGAAGAAGGCGTCCCGGCGGTCGTCTCCGACTTCCCAGACCTTGTGCATCCGCAACACCCAATGCGCCGCGCCGCCGCCCGCCGCCGGCGCTTCCACCGCCAGCCACAATTGGTCGAGCCGTCCCTCCGGGTCGGTGATCCGGCACGCGCTGCGCGCCTTCAGTCCGCCGCCGAGCGCGCGGCGGCTCCACCCCATCACTTCCTGCTCGGGATCGTAGGTCAGCGCCGCCAGCGCGCCATTCGCCAGCACCACCCAAAGCAGTCGCTCCGGCTCCTGCTGCCATGCGATTTCGACGATCCCGGGCTTGGCGATATGCTCCGCGAGCCGGGTCAGGTCTGACACGCGGTAGCGATCCTTGATCGCGTCGAAGTCCAGCTCGAGCAGCTTGCGGCCCGCGCGCTGGACGAACACCAGGCGCCCGGCCGCCGACACCGGCTTGGTTCCGTGACTGCCGCTGCCGCCATGGGTGCGCACTTCGAAGATCGGCGGACCGGCGGTGCCGCTCTGGGTCAGCAACCGCTCGACCGTATATTCGCCTTTCTCGGTGCCGAGGATCAGCACCCGGTCGGCCACGCTCCATTTGATCCGGTCCGGATTGGGCAGGGTGAAGCTGCCGGACAGGTCGCGCTGGAAATCGCCGCTCGAATCGCGCCGCTCGAAATTTTCCAGATCGCCGACCACGCTGACATAGCCGGTCGCGCCCTTGGTCAGCACCAGGCACTCACCCCACAGGCAGACCGTTTCCGGCCAGCCCCTTGTGTCGCTGAACGCCCCGAACGCCCAGCGCCAGCTGGGGCTGGTGGTCAGGCTGTCGGCGAGCGGCTTGCTGACCTGCGCGCTGACCTGCGTCGCGCTGGTGAAGCCGGTAATCTTCGCCAGGCCGTGGCGTCCGTACAGGAACGTCCATTTGACGCCGAACGGCCCCTTGTCGTTCACATCCTTGCCGGCGCCCATCCCGTCCCACTCGGTGCCTTCGTCGTGGATCGGGGCCACCGTGCCGGTTCGCGTCGCGCCGCCGGCGCATTGATAGACCTTGCCGGCCCAGCTGCGTTTCTGCCCGGCCGCGATCTCGATCCCCGGCTCCCAGCTCGGAACGTCGTTATAATCGGTCGCCTCCAGCTCGAAATGGCTGCCGACGTCGCCCGCCGCGAAGATCGGAACATTGGCGGTCAGCGTGATCGCGCCGGTCGTCCCGCTGGCACTCACCGTCTTGCCTTGGTCGCCATTGGCATCGCCGATCGGGCCGCCCACCAGGTCGAGCAGGTCCAGGATGAACGAAGCCGCGCCGGTCCGGCCGAGCTTGCGCGGCGCCTTGTCGCCGCCGACCAGGTAAAGCACGTCGGCGCTCTGCTGGTAATCGAGCGCCAGCACCTGCGCATGGCTCCACGGGGTCGCCACTTCCAGCGGCACTCCCGGCGCCGTCTCCAGACGGACGTCGTTGGTGTAGAAGCGGAAGGCTCCGGCGCTCGCCTCGATCGCATAGCCTTGCGTGACGTTATATTCGAACGGGATCAGCCGGCACGGCCCGGCCGCCACCTCGACGAAATGGGTGCCGGGCGCCGCGGTGATGCAGCCCTGGATCAGCGGCAGCCAGCCCAGCAGGGTGTCGCAGCCGATGCCATAGACATTCTGGTCGATCCGGGCATGGAGCCGGGGCGACAATTCGCCGCCGTTGAAGCTTGGCTGGATCGCGGTGCGCCGGGCAGGCATCAGCCGCCGCCCCCGCGCGCGTCCAGCCAGGAGCTGCGAAAGCGGGCGTTGCGGTCGCGCCGCCCGCTCGCCAGCCCGTCCTGGCGCTTGGCATCGGTCAGCGCGCGGCGATACAATGCGTCCATCCGGTCGATCATGCCGCTCTGCCCGGTCACTCCGGTCGCCATGTAAGCGGCAAGCTTGGTCGCGATCGCCGCCTGAAAGCCCGGCGACCAGCGCGCGATATCCTCCACCCGGGCGATGCCGCGCGCGACGATCGGCGCCGCCGCGTTGGACAGGATGCAGCGCCCTTCCTGCTCGCCGGCGAAATGGTCCGGATGATCGTCCGACCAGGGCAGCCAGCGCAGCCAGCCCGCCGGCAGCTCATAGGCGAACGCCCATTGCGCGCCCGCCACCGCCACGTCCGCGCTCTGCGCCAGCGCTTCGCGCGCCAGCGCGAAATTCCAGGGATGATCGGCCAGCACTTCGTCGCGCGTTTCGTCCCACAGCGCCTCGGCCAGCCGCGCCGGCGGGCTTCCGTCCGTGATGCTGGTGATCCGCGTCACGGTGCCGAGCAGGGCGAGCGCCTTGTTGACGATCCGCGTCTGCGATGGTGCTGCCGTCACGCGTCGCCCCCTTCAAAACAAAACCGCCCGGCGGGTCGCTCCTCCCGCCGGGCGGCCGTGAACGCGCCGGATGTGCCGGCGCGCTCCCCCCTTGCGGGAACTGTCAGCGCGCGGACGCGAAGACGACGATCGTGACGATGCCCGCCGCCGGCAGCGCCGCCGTTCCGATTGTCAGCAGCACATCCTCTTCCGCCCCCAGCGGCAGGTCGTCGCTGGCGGACGAGAGCATGAACAGCTGCGGTGCGTCGGGCACGGTGTGGGTCGCCGCCGCGCGATACTTGCCCGTCGCGCCGGTGGTGCCGACCGACACGGTCGACGCGCCCAGCGAAACGGACGAATTGATGAATCCGTAAAGCGGCTTGCAGCCCGGCGGCAGCCGGAACAGCCCATTGTCGTCGCCGATCGCGCGCTTGACGCTGGCGTCGGCCAGGTCGAGCACCCCTTCGAACGCACGCACCTTGGCCCCCACCACGCGCCCGTCCGCCTTGGCGCCGGCGGTCGAACCGTCCAGCACCCCAACCGCGCCTCTTGCATATCCCCGTGCCATCGCCCCGTTCCTTCCTGTTGGTTTCCATGTCCACCCGCGCGTCGCGAGGGGTCACCCCGCGACGTCAGGCGTCAGCCCTCCTTGCAGAGGATCTGAAAGCACTTGTCCTCGTTGGTGCGGGTCGCCGTGCCGCACGTCTCGGCATAGACCTGCCACGACATGTTCTTGTCGTCGCGCTGGCTGATCTTGCCCATGAACTCCTCCCAGGTTCCCCAATGCATGCCGGACGGCACGAACACGGGCAGGCGGCGGATGCCGGCCGCGGCCAGCGTCAGGGTCGATCCCTTGGCATAAGCGCGCGGATTGCCGATCTCGGCGGGAACGAAGCGGAAGCCCATGAAGTCGGCGACCTTGCCGTCCTGCAACGCCTGCGTCGCGAGCGGGTTGAAGTCGCGCGACTGCACCTGCGCGATCTTCAGCAGGTCCGATTTCTGCTTGGCGGTATAAACGATGATCGGCCGCTCGGCTTCCAGATCGACCAGCGCCGATTCCATCATTTCCTGCATGCCGATCAGCTTGTTCAGCGTCAGCCCGCTGTCCGTGCCGGTCGTGGTGTAATCGGTCGCCATCACGTTGGCGGCCTTGAACGCCACCGCCGTGGTGCCGGTCTCGCCGGTATAGGCGGTCCCGAAAAAGCCTTCCAGGAAGCGGTCGTCCTGAGCCCGGCGAACCGCCTTGGCGGTCTGCGTCGCGATCGGCGACTTGAGGTCGATCTGCGTCGTCATCATGTCGTCGGGATCGATCAGCGGCGCGACGTTCTGGCGGCGCGGCTTTAGGATGAACCGGCGCTCGACATCGATGTCGGTGTTGACGGTATCGCCGTTGCGGGTGGTGACTTCGCGCACCTGGAGGTCGTCGAACCGATCCTCGATCTGCGCGGACTTGGACGAGTAGGAGCCGGAGCTGCCGCACAGCACCTTGAGCTTGCCGACCTGCTCGTTGAGCTGGAAACCGACCGCGAGCCGATATTCCACCGTGCGGGTGGCCTCGATCGCCTCGGGCGTGCCTGGAACTGCCATGATATGATCCCCCGATCAGAAACTGCGAATTGGTGCGGTTTCGATCGGGGTGTCGGGCAGGAGCCCGGGCCGGTCTGGCGTATCGCGGGACGCTTGGCCCGCCGCTGCTTTCGCGGATGCACCGGAGCCGAGCTTGCGCGCGGGGTGGCCGGATCGGGAACCCGCCAAAGGGTGACTTCGGTGGGAACCCACAGCCGCCGAGGGGTGCGTTACGCTTCGAAAACTGGAACACCCCCCGGCGCCCGTCGCAATGGCTAATATGCCGACAGCGAAACTGTCAACGTGGTTTTTCGCTATTCGTTCAACGTTGCCGCGTTGCCTGCGCTTTGGCCGCGTCCAGCAGCCTCTTCTGTTGCGCGGCGGCGACAGAATCGCCCGCGTTCAGCTTCTCACGCCAGCTCTTGTCCGCATAAAGGGCGGTGAGCTGCGCTTCGGCATTCTCCAGCCCCGCGCCCAGCCCGGCCTCGCCATCGCCGTCCACCCGGCGGTGTTCGCCGGTCGCTTCCGCAAGCTTGATGAAGCCGCGCATCAGCGCGCCGCTGCCAACCTTCTGGTCGAGTTCGTCGGCGAATTCCGGCGGCAGGCCGAGCTTGAGATAGGTCGCTTTCGCCGCCGCCTTCTTGGCCTCGTAATCCGCCCCGAGTTCCGATTTGAGCGCGCCGATCTCTTCTTCGCCCTTTGCGAAATAGGCCGCTTGCGTGGCGTCCATCTGCCCGTTCCAGAATTCGGCCAAGCCCTTCGCCTGGCCGGGCAGCAGCCCCAGCTGGTGCGCAATCGGTCGGAACGCGTCCGCAACCGGGCTCGCCTCCTGGCCTTGCGGCAGCGGGATGTCGTATTTGTCCGGGCTGTCCGGCCGCCCCAATTGGTCGAACACCGCATTCCACGCTTCCGCCGGCGCGTCCGCCGCCGGCACCGCCAGCTTGGAGGACGCGATCCGCCGGGCCTCGATATGTCCGCGCGCCAGCGCCTCGACATCCTTGTAGCGGCTCAACGTCGCATCGCCGCGCAGTTCGTCCGGCAATCCGCCCAGCCATTCCGGCGCCGCGCTGCCGGCCTCGCCGCCGCTCGCGGCACCAGCGCCGGCCCCGCTTCCCGCATCCGCCGCGCCCAATCCAAGCTCCGCGCCGCCCGCGCTTGCCCCACCCAAAGCCTCACTCACTGTCTTCACTCCTCAGTTCACGCGCCAGGCGGTCCAGCTTCGCCTGGTCGAGCCGCACCGATCCCAAGATGTCCATGGCGAGCGCGCGCCTGCCCTGGTTGAAGGCGTCCACCCTGGGATCGGCGTGAAAGGTGGAGCGATTGACGAAATTGCGGTCAGCCAGCTCGGCGAACCATTCGGCGGCGTCGGGCCGAAGCTTGCCGTCGTCGCCGAAGAACAGGCGCGCGGCGAGCCGGTGCCGGTCGAGCAGCCCGCGGATCATCCGCCGCAGCTGCTGCGCCTTGCTCAGCCCGCCATAAGCGATGCGGCGGATATCGGCATCAAGCGACATCGGCGCGCTTCGAAGTGGTGGCTTGGAGCGGGGCGGGGACGTTCGCCAGTTCGAGCAACACGTCCGCATGGCAGGGCTGATTGAGCGGACACCAGCAGGCGAGGCACTTGCCCTCCAGATCGGAGAGCCTAGCCCGGCCAAGCACACCGTGCTTTCCGCTTATCCAATCTCGGAACGCGTCTCTGGCGATCTCGCGAGCTTCTGACAGACCAGCGGCCCAGCGGGCGTCGTCGTCCCGATCGGCGGGGTGTTGCGGCCACCGGGTTACTCGAAAGCGCCCATCATCTTCGGCAACAATCACGAAGGCGTTTCCGTGAGGCGATGGCCGCGCAACACTCACCGTGTTCGGCGGCATCCTCCAGCCCTTGGTGCGCCGAAGCTGGACGCGGAGTGTCGCGTTTTGCCCACTCACATCGCCACTCCCGCAATGCCGCCCAGATTCTTCGCGATCACGCTCGCGCGGTCGCCGACCTCCAGCAGCTGCTGCGTTTGCGCCTGCGCCGCTTCCGCCTCCGCCCGTTCCTGCGTTTCTTCGTCGTTCGCTTCCCAGCTCGCCGGCACCGCATGGATCTTGCCCAGCCCGTCCAGCACCTTTGCCGGCGGATATTTGGCGATGAACGCCTTGGTCGCCTCGCCAGACTGGTCGAGCTGCATGATCGGCGTGAAGCCCTGGACGAGCTGGTAGAAGCCGCCGGCCTGCTCGGCCTTGCGCGCCCGGGCGAGCGGATTCTCATAGGCGATCTGATACAGGCCGCCCGCTTCCGCCACTTCCGGCGGCATGTCGTCCAGCATCCCCATTTCGTCCATCAGGTCCAGCTCGACTTCCGTCATCGGCGTGAACCACTCGGTTTCCTGGCGCTTGAGCGGCGCCAGCATGATGCCCTTTTCCTGCTCGCGCTTCATCATCTCGGTCGCGGTGATGTGGCTCTTGAGCTCCTGCCTCACCGTGTAAAGATCCTCGAAAAAGGCGCGCCGGATCACGCCGCGCGTTTCGCCCAGCAGGTCGCGCGCCTGCGCGATGTCGGCATTCTCGAACATCGGGCGGACCATCGGGTTGCCGCGATCGTCGAGCCCGCCATAGCTGACCCCGCCCGGCGAGTAATTGAGCAGCTGGTCCTGCATGTCGTCATGGGCGAGCAGCGCGGGGCGGGCCATGAACTCGGTCGCGGTCACCACGTCGCGCATCATCGCCTGGCAGGCTTTCACCGCCGGCAGCACGTTGATCGCGGGGCTGCGGCCATAATCCTCGGTCGGGCTCTTCTCATACCTGGAGGCGATCAGCCGCCGCGTCCGATACCCGCCCGTGTCGAAGACCTGCCGGTCCGCCACCGAAACATAGGCGCTCGCGATCGGCTTGCCGGCAGCGTCGATCCGGTCGGGATCATGGGCGCGATTGGGCTCCAGCACGTGCAGGTAGCAGTTGCGATCGTCCAGCCGCTTGCCGTCGCGCGCCGCGCGCTTGGCGCATTCCGGCGCTCCGTCGCCCCATTTGCCGAGCGCCTGGCGGTTGGTGAGGTGGAACTTGCGGTGCGTCCCCTCGACGATGCCGCGATGATCCTCCCACACGTAAAGCTGGCCGATATGCTCCGATCTGTAGGCAAGCCCGATCGGCTGCCGCCGGGCATCGCGCAGATGCTCGACCCACATGCCCTGAAAACCGAACGACAGCAGGCTCGCGATGCTCTCGTGCGTCTGGTTCGCGAAGCCCGAATAAGGCGAATTGCGCAGCGCGAACAGCCGGTCGGTCAGGGCTTCGAACCACATCCGCACCCGCAGATTGTTCATCAGCAGCGGGTCGCGCGCTTCCAGCCTTTGCCATTGCCCGCCTTGCGGGATCACTTCGCCCTCGAACACCGCGACGCCATGATCCAGGCTCAGCATCGCCGTTTCATCGAAGATGCGATCCGTCCGGCTCCGCCCGCCGGCGCCGAACCCGTCCGTGCCGAGGAAGTCGGCCTGGCGCGGCAGCAGCAATTGCGCGACTTCGTGCCACAGGCTTTCGAACCCGCTCCGCGCGCTCTCCATTCGCCCTTGACGGGCAAGAATATCGTCCGCGTTGAACATGGGTCCGGCCGCTTTCTGGTTGCTAGAAGATCAGGTGGAACGAGGGAATGCGCGCGGACGCGCCGCCGCCCGTCTTGAGCGTGCCGCTGATTTCACAGCGCACCGCCTTGTCCCCGGCCACCAGCCAGGCCGCGTTGACGATCGCCGGCGGCGCGTCGCTCGCGAACTCGACCGGCAGCGGATACAAGGCCCGCCCGCCGCGCGCTTCGAGCTCGTCGGCGCTCACTGAAACCGGCGGGAGATGCGGCACGAAACTATTGCCGTCCGCGAACCGCAAGTGCAGCGCCTCACCCTCCGGCAGCTCGGCATGGACGGCCACTTCGCCCGCCACCGCCCGGTCGTAATCGGCCCGCGCATCCTCGCTCGCCTTGCGCTCCGCCTGCCGTGCCGCGCGCGCCGCGAACGCCTCGGCCCGTTCTTTCGATTGCTCGGCTTCGCGGGCCTCCGCTTCCTGCGCGCGCCGCGTCCGTTCGGCTTCTTCGGCCTCCGTCCGCATGGCGGCATCGCGCTCGGCCGCCTGTTCCGCCGCCACCGCCGCCAGCGCGGCGGGCAGCATCAACGGCAGCAGTCCGCGCACATGGTCCTCGACGGCGGGCCGAAAAAACTTTCGGGTCGGACAGGTCAAGTGCCTGTTCGCGCTTGGTTTCGCCTCCCGCATTTTGACTTTCAACATTCGCCATTCGCTTATTCCCTTTCGTGCGAAGCCTCCTCGCGGCGGACTTCATTGACCAAGCAGGGTTTTGCCGCCCGGGGTGGATGCTTCGGCGCCGCCGCCGGTCAGTTCGTTCGCGCCCGCGCCCCGCCGCTTGCGCAGCAGGCCCTCGCGATGGGCAGCCTCCGCCGCCATGTTGCGCGTCGCCACCGGCTGCGCGGCGGGCTGGGGCGCCGCCTTGGGCTTCTTGAACGCGCCCGCCAACGCGAGCACGGGAGACACCAGGAATTTGCCGACGCTCGCCATTATTCACCCTCTCTTGCGCTGACGGGCCGGCAGGCGCGGTGTCGCGCCCGGCATCCCCGAAAAATAGCTGTCGCCGAAGCTCACCCGCTCGGCGCTGCGCCGCCGGGCCGCGCGCGCGTCCAGTTCCTGCGTTGGGTTGCCCCGCTTCTTGAAGCCGCAGACCAGATATTGCAGCGCGTCGTGGACGTGGCTGAAATCGTTCTTGTCGGGCTCGTCCTTCCACCGGCCCGATCCGTTGGACAGTTTCACCCGCTGGATCACATAACCGTTGTTGAAGCCGCGCCGCAGATGCTTGGCGGTCGGGCTGACCAACAGCCCCGGCTTCGATCCGACGTTGATCGTCAGGCAGGAGCGCACCGCTTCCAGCCGCAGCGTCAGCCGGTTGCCCTTCACTGGCGACGGCTTGACCCGCAGGCCGAATTCCTTGCCGAACGTCTGCGCCCAGCTCAAATCCTCGTCGTCGCCGCCGAAAAAGGCCGCGGGATCGCCCCACAATTCGCCGAACCTGGCGCCCGGCCACCGCCGATCGACGAACTCGCGCGCCACCCGCGCGAAGGCGGTCGGCCCGAGCTTGCTCAGCTGGCGGGCTTCCTCCGCGTTGAAGATCACCAGTTCGTCCAGCACCCGGATCTGGCCGTCCGCATCCTCCTGGCCGAACAGCATCGCCGGGGTCATTCCGCCGTCCAGCGCGGCCGAGATCGGCACGCCCGGGATCGCCTTCAGCGGCTCGCGCGCGACATGGAAACCATCATTGAACTCAGGATAGACCGGCTGCCCGTTATTGACCGCGCCGAACTCGTTATCGACGAACCGCCGGACCTCGTTTTCCGACATGCCGATCGTCATCCGGTCGTAATAGCCGTCCGGCAGGTTGGTGAGATTCTCGGCTTCCGGCTCGCGCCCGCCCGGCTGCCGGTGAAACTCGATCCCGAAATTCTGTCCGTAGCTCGCCTGCAACTGCGCCAGCAGCTCGTCGGGAATGTCGAGCTGCTTGTTGACCAGCAGGTCATAGGTCCAGTTATCGACGTCCGGCGCGTTCATGTCGGCGATCAGGCCCGACCAGGCGCAGCCCCCGTCCTTGGCCGCCGGATAGCGGCCGACGCGCGGCAGCCCGAATTTCAGCACTTGCAGGTCGAGCGTATCGACTTCGTTGAGCCACAGCAGGGTCAGCTGCATGCCCTTGAACACCTGTTCGGCTTTCAGGTCGCCCATCGCCCGGAACAGCATCTCGATTTCGATCCGGCCGAAATTGGGGATGTCGATCACGATCCGGTGCTTGTTCTGCTCGCCGTTCCAATTGTCCTTCGTCTTTGGAAACCAGCTGAACCAATCCTCCATGACGTTGGTCTGGAGCTGCGCGTAGGTGGCGCGGATGACGCACACCCGGATCCGGCGCACCCCGTCGATCGGCGACGGGTGCTGCCACATCGCGACGTTGAGGATCTTCTGGAAACAGGTCGTCGTCTTGGCCGAACCATATGGCCCCATGATCGTCGAAATGAACTTGGCGCATTTGCGGAACCGGTCCGCGACCGGCCCGACCGGCATCATCGTCACCGCCCGCGCCTCGCCCTCGTCGGGATCGAACATCAGCATCAGCAGCCGCCCTTTGCGCGCAGCCGGGTAATCGCCTTGAGCAGGGCCGCCGAACCCAGGGCCGCGTCCCTGCGGCGATTCTCTTCGTCATGGATGCCGGACAGGGCCGGCAGGTCGGACGGCCGCGCCGACTGGCGCCCGGATCGACGGCGCTGGGGTGACGGCTCAGTCATCCCCGACCTCGCACCCGTCGCCCTCGATCAGCGTCATGTTTTCAAGATCGACCGCTTCCAGCCCCCGCGCCCGCACTTCGGATTCGAGATGCTTGGGATCCATCACCGGCGCGTTCAGGCCCGGCACCAGCAGCACCATGTCGGCCTTGCCATGCACGTTGACGCTCACCGGCTGCTTGCCGTGGACATATTCGGCGACCGCCTGGGCGGCCTGTTTCTGCAACGCGAGCGCCTGCACGGCCAGCGCCCCCGGCTTGGTCCGCAGCACCTTTGAAATGTCGCCGAGCCGATCGACCAGGCTTTCGAGCTGCTTGCGCGCCGCCGCCGTCGCGGTCCCCGTGTCCATTAGCACCGCGATCTGCCGCTCGACCGATTCCGCCAGGCGGAACAGCCGATCTTCCATCGCCGCGCTGTCATCCGCCAGCTTGAGCAATTCGACCAGCTGGTCGGTCGGCATCGAATAGATCGACGCCATGAACAGCACCGGGTCGCCATGCTCCTGGCAGATCAGCTGCGCGAGCTTCTGGTTGCGCTTGTTGCCCGCGCCGGCGGGACGCCCCGGCCCGCGCGCCTTGCCCTGGCGAACCAGCTGGAAGACGTTGCCGGGCAACTTGCCGTCCGGGCCGCGCAGCATGTCGAGCTGATGCGCGTCCGCCTCGCCGCCGGCGATCCCGGAAGAGCCTTGGGCGCACTGATCGCGAAAGGCGCGCTCCAGGCTAGACCCCTGCGTTGACATGCGGATGCCCCCCGGCATAGCCTCCATCGCTTCGCTCCACCCGGGCTCCCCGCCCAGCCAAGGTCATCAGCCGATCATCGTCCCCGACCCGGTTCCGGCGCGCCAGCGGACCCCCGTCCGCCGCGACTGAGATCGTCGATCGGCGGTGCCCGCACCCCGACCCGGTAACCCGACGTGAAGTTTGGCGATTGGGGTGGATCGAGCAGGTGGGGGCGGCACCGGTCCGGCCGCTTTTTTCATGCGATCCAGGTCCGCCGCGCGCGACGGTGGTGAGGGAAGGGCGCGCGCGGAAAGGGGGGCGCCCCCCGGCACCGGCCCGGCCGGCCCGGGCGGCGGCGCCGCCCCGATCGGCCAGGCGCCCGCCCGTCAAATTTGCAATTAGACGACGCGATCCCGAAAACCCAGCAGCCGCAACAGCTTGCCTCACCCCGTTCGACGCCCGCCGTGCGACGGCGCCCAGCTCGATGCAGCTAACCCACTGAAATCCCAAGCGCAGCACCCCCGCCGCCGACTTCGCGGCCAGCACCACCGATCGCGCCCGCGATTTCCCCCAGGACCCGCCCCCCCCCACCCAAACTGCCCGTCCGGAGAGCGCCACGGCATATTCGCCCCATAGTTTATTCGGGCAGCTGAGCGCGCTCGGCGCAATCTGGAGAGAGGCGGTCACCATTGAGCCGCGAGATTAAACATATAGTTCAAAGTGCCGCAAGAGCGCTTCCAAATGTTCCTTGATGCCGGAGCCCGGAACGCGGCGGGAACGACACAACGGAACAATAATGCTTAACCTTAACAACAGCTTAGCTCTGTCTCTGATCCATTGTTCCGCATGTTCCGCGTCTTTTGCGCGCACGTAAGCCGCGCGCATGCACACATACCCAAGACTTGAACCGCCAATCGCGGAACAGGCGGAACGCTGCGGCAAGTCATTGACATGTAACCATAACTCCGTTCCCGCCGCTGCGAGTGAAGGCAGAACACAGGAACACCCCCCGACCCGAGATCACAGGCAAAACAGGCCCCAATTCCTGCTTGCAGCCAAGGGTCGGGGCCGCGGGACGGACGCGCGAAAAGCGTCGCTGCGAGAGAGGAGGATCGGCAGGAAAGCGGGCGCACCGGCGCGGCTGCGCCGCACCTGCCCGCTTGCGTTTTGCAGCTAAGCTCCTCTGCCATATGCAAAACAAATCGCTTGACTTGAACAAATGGCAGAGTTTAGTCTTTAAACCATCAGTTCAAAACCATACCGGGAGACACCCTATGAGGATCGATCACAAGGCCACTGCCCAGGCCCTCGCCAAGGCCGTCGCCTACAAGCAATGCGGCAACGACCAGCTCGCCAACACGTGGGCAAGGCGCCTGGTCGAGCTGCTCGAATGCCACGACATCCTGGAGATCCAAAAGTGAGCGCCGCCACGGTTCGTTGCGCCAGCCACGGCTTCACCGGCAACGGCCGCGCCTGCCCGCATTGCGAACGCGATCGCCAGCGCCTCGCGCTCGCTTCCCGCGCTTCGCTCCGCGCCACCAAGCCCTTCAGCCGCCGCCAAGAGCGCGGGCGTGTCGAGGCGATCGACGTCGACGGCCTCGCCCTGTTCGACGCCCACCGCTCACCAACCCTGTTCTGAAGGAATGAGGATGCCACTGGCTCAGCTCGACCTGTTCGCCGGCCCGCTCTTCGATTGTGCACCCCTTTCGATCGACCGCGCCGACGACGCCCGCGCGACGCAGACGTTCGGCACGGTGTCGCATGCCGTCGAGCCCGCGCCCGATTTCGCCGCCGTCCACGGACAGGAAACGGCAAAGCGCGCGCTCGAAATCGCGATCACCGGACGCCACGCGATTGCGCTGCATGGACCGTCCGAGCCGTGCAGCGACGCCCGCCACTGCCGCGCCGCGGCGTTGGCGCTGGCGTCGGGTCATGGCCTGAACGGTCGGATCGACATCTTGACGGTCGGACCCAATCGCAGGCAGCTCGACCAGTTCGACATGCACGTCGTTCTTGCGCCCGTGCCGCAGATCGATCGACGGCTTCCGCCCGCTTGCGACACGAACGCGGTCATTGCCGCCCGGATCGCGCCGGCGCGCGCCATCCTCGATGGGTGGAGCACGAGCGGCTGCCCGCCGCTGACCGAGCGCGCTGAGCGCCTGCTCGACCAGGCGGAGGCCGCTTGGCAATTGTCGCCCGATCGGCGCCGTCGCGTGCTTGCTGTCGCCCGCACCATCGCCGCGCTCGCGTCGGGCCTCACCCTCGATCGCGTCCACGTCGCGGAGGCGCTGAGCTACGTCCCGGCCGATGAGCGGATCGCTTGAGCCCAGCAACCCGTCTTCGCCCGCCGCTGTCAGCCGGGCGACCAAATTGGGACTAGCCCGCAGCTTGCGCGTTCCGTATCTGTTCTGGAATGGACGAGCGAATCAAGGTCAACGAACGGCAGCTGGCGGCGGCACTCTCGAACTGGCTGAGGACGATCCCCAAGCAGGTCTGGGATCGGTTCATCGAGCACAAGATATTGCAGCATTACAAGCGGTCCAGCTTGCAGGCCCAACAGCTCGAAGGGCAGATCGCCGATCATGTCGCATCCGAGATGACGCGCCTGGACTGGCAGGTGACGCACCCGGCCAACGGCAACATCTTCTCGGACGCCAACCGCCACGCCCGTCAGCATCACGACGATCGGTCCCGGGCGCTACAGGATGAGCGCGCCAACGCTGCTCGTGCGCAGGGCGGCGACGGCGCCGAACGAAACGTCTGAGGCCGTCCACCATGCCCGCATGCGCCACGGGTCGGGGCAGGCGGGCAAGCCGCGTTCAGCCCCGCCGGCACAGCCGCCGATCGCGATCGAACCGTGCCACCCGCACCGCCTGGCCGGCGCGCAGCTGGGCGCAGCTCAGGTCCACGCCGCCGGCCGCGCAGAATGCCGTCACCCGCTGGTAGCTCTTCCCCGTCCGCCGACAGCGCAGTGTCTTGCCCAGTGCCAGGCCACGGAGGCTCGCGCGCGACCGGTAGGGATCGCCGGCCACGCAGCGCCGCCCGCGGCGGCACGCGCCCGGCATCTCGGGCGCGTCGATCGCGTGCAGCCGCACCGCCGGTCCGCCCCGGCAGCGCAGCGTGTCGCCGTCATGCACGGCCGCGACCTGGCACAGAAAGAACAGGGATACGATCAGCACGGGGCGGGGCTTCAGCCCAGCCGCCTGGTCGCGCCGATCACCCGGCCGACCGGATCGACATCGCCGATCGGGCAGGCTTCGAAATCGGGATAGGCGGGATTGTCGCTGCGGATCGCGATCGTGCCGCGGCCCGGCGCCACCGCCACCCGCTTGACGATCAACAGGTCGTCGCTGCGCAGCACGTAGATGCCGTCGCGCAGTCGCCGCGCCGCCGGGCTGCGGTCGATCAGCACGTCGTCGCCCGGCGCCAAGGTAGGGGCCATGCTGTCGCCGACCACTTCGATCAGCGACACGTGCCGGGGCTCGCTCGCGCCTAGCGAGCGCAGCCAGCCGGCATCGAAGCGCACGTGGCCGATCGGCCGCTCGGCGCCGACCACCGCCCCGGCGCCCGCCGCCGCCTGCATTCCAAAGCGCGGCACTTCCACCAGCCCGGTCGGCGGAGCCTCCGCTTCAGGCCCGCCCAGCACGGCTTCGGGCACGTCGAAATAGCGCGCCAGGATTTGCCGCTCGCGCTCCGGCAGCCGCTTGGGCACACCGCGCCGGATGAATTGCTGGACGTAGGCGACGTTGCGGCCGAGCAGCCGCGACAGGCCGGAATAATCCTCGCCCCGTTCGTCGATCAGCTGCTGCAGGGCTTGGCGCGGGTCCATGCCGCTCGCCTTACGGCTAGGAGGAGCCTAGGACAACAGGAATCAGCCTAGATCGGCGGCGTCGTTCCAGCTACAGGAACACAACGGGAACAGTAATCCCGAGTCGCTTAGGAGAATGGCCCGATGGAGCCTGTGGATCGCGAACTCGAACCCTTCCTGGTCCGCGACGCCCTTCGCGGCCTCGATCATCTGCTGGCCGGCCAGCGCGGTGGCGGGCAGGTCGCGGCGGCCGAGCTGTGGGCCTTGATCCACCTCGTCCGGCGCGGCGCCGAAATCGCCTGCGCCGCGCCCGATTAGCCGTCGCCCTCGAACATCGCGATCTGGGCGGCGTCGATCTTGGCCTGCTCGACGTCGATCATCTCGGCCAGCGGCACCAACACGCAGCCCTCCGCCGGCCCGCCGAAGCGCGATTTCTTGTTCACCACCGCGCCCGGCGTCAGCGCCAGGCTCTGCGTCCACACGCCGCCATGCCACATCGACCCTGCGAAGATTTCGGCCACGCCCTTGTTCGTTTTGTTGGCGACCGCGAGGTAGAGCGTGTCGGGCAGGAAGGCTTCGACCAGCCCGCCCTGGCCGTTGCCGCGATCGTGGTCGGGCGCCAGATTGACCAGCCTGAGGCCGTGGGTCAGCAGCTTGTCGCGCGGTCCCCGGACGTCGTTCTTGTTGATGACGTTGTGGAACGCCTTGGCGATCCAGCGCCCGATCGTTTCCTGCTGGTCGCCGCCGCGCGCCGGCAGCCGGTGCGAGGCGAGATATTTGAGCGCCCGCTCCGTCGTGTCCTCGGCTTCCGCCCGCGCCGAATCGAGCACCCGCGCCAGGTTGCGGACCAGGGCGGCGCACCGGTCCGGATCGCCGTTGAGGCTCGCCTGGATCGCCTCCGGGGGCGCCTCGTCGTGCAGGATCAGGTCGCCGCAGGCGAGCAGGGTGCCGTAAGTGTCCTGTTCGCGCCCGGCATAGCCCTGGCGCAGCATTTCGGCCTGGTAGAGCGCCAGGGTCTGGTCGAAGCGCGGCCATTGCTCCGCGATCCGGCGGCGAAGGCCCGCGCCCCAATCCTTGAGCATCGCCGGCAGCATCAGCTGCGGGGTCTGGGGCGGGAACTTGGACAGGTTCAGCACCGCGATCCGGTTGCGGTCCTGCGCCGGCAGCTCGTGGTGGTGGATCGATGAAAACAGGAAGCAGGATTTGGCCACGAACTGCTTGGCCTTGTGGTCCTGGCTCCCGCGCACCGATCCACCGCCCGAATAAGCCAGCCGGGCGAGCTTGACGATCTTCATGTGGACTTCGCCATTGCCCTCGTCCGGCTCGATCTCGTCGAACATCACCGCCAGCGTGTCCTGGTCGAGCAGCTGGCGGACGCCCGCTTCGGTCGCATCCTCCGTGAACACGCCCCAATCGCCCATCAGCTCTCGCAGCAGCCGTTGCAGCGTCGTTTTGCCGGCGCCCGACGGTCCGGTCACCCAAATGTGAGGCCGGTTGCGAAGCGCGCCGCCGATCGTCGCCGCCACCATCCAGCACAGCAGCAGATAAGCGTCGATCGCCACTTCGCCCGCCGCGCTGGACACGCGGCCGCGCGCCTTCCAGTTCCACGAATCGAGCAGCTTGAGCACTTGCGCGCCGACGCTGCTGCGCGCCGGCTCGTCGGCGGGATGGGCAAGGCCGGGCGCGGTTGGGTAAACGTAATCGCCGATCAGGCCGGGCTTCATCCACGAGGATTTGAGCAGGTTGTTGCGGGTGCCGCGCCGCCCCGACAGCAACACCGCGTCGCCGCAATGCAGCGCCAGCTCGCCGCCGTCGCCGCGATGCGCGCCGCGCCCCCGCGCCTTGCCGGTCGGATCGAACAGGCCCCGGCAGGCGCAGGCCATGATCAGCCCTTCCTGCGCCAGCTTCTGGTCGAAGCCGATCACAATCCATTCCTCGCCCTGCTTGGTTTCGATCTTCTTCTTCTGCGGCCAGCGATGCTCCAGCCACTTCATCTTGAGGCCGAACAGCTGCATCACCTCGCCCTTGCGAAACTCGGTGCCGAGGTCGATCAGCTGGCCCTTCCAGTCGAGGAAATAGTTCTTCTGCTTGAGGAAGCCGAGCGGCTGCACCGGGCAATCCTCGCCCAGATGCGCGACGTCGAACGCCTCCGACCCGTCCGGCGCCGCCCCCCGCAGATCCGGCGCGTCCCGCGGCGCAGACGCCAGCGAGGCGATCTGGTCAAGCGGATCGCTCATTTCAGAACAGGTCCCCTCGGGTGCCGCGCCTCACGCGCCAGCGCGTAGCCGGCCAGCAGCAGGAACGGGTGCAGCGGCCGATCAAACGCCAGCCACGGACAGACACGCCGCGACCGGCTCACGTTGCCTCTCCCGCGCACCAGAGACCGCATTCAGCGTCGAACTCGTCGTCGTCATTGTTGTCGAGTGGGAGCAGCGGACTTGCGAGAACCGAATGACGAAGCTGCTCAACGCTCTCGTCGGCATCGAAGCGGGCGTTGCTCTCGCCATTGATCTTCACCGAGCACTTGGCGTTTCGTTCGGCGGCAATCCACCAGTCAGCGGCAGCGGGGTTCTGCCGAATATATCGAGCTCGGCTCTGGCGCTTCTTCAGAAAGCAGAGGTCGCAATTGCCATCGGCACTATGCAGGCCGAGGTCGAAGGGCTGCGCTGTCCAGAATGTTTGGACGTCGGACTGGCGAACCATGCCACCGGCCTTTGTCGCCATCGGCATGATTGCGGTGAACGGGTCTTTGTTCGCGTGGTTGCGGGCGATCGCCTTCAACACACGGGCCATCTCATCGCCGCGCAGTCCGACCGCGTTGACCCAACGCTTATAGCCCCGCGCCCGCATGAAGTTCGCCATCACGCGGATCTTCAACTCGATCGTGCAGTAGCGCATTTGTGAGTTGGGAAGGTATTGCTTGCGCGCCAGAAGAGCTGCGAACGGCTCCCCGTCGCGGGAAGCGCTATTGTAGCCGACTTCAGTGTAGCCGCCCTCCCAGGGATCGCCGCGCTTCCTCGGCTGCCACTCCAGCCACCGAACACGCACACCCCACCGCGTCGCGCATTCATGCACAAACCGCAGCGTCTCTTCCCGCTCCTTGCCCGTATTGGCAAAGCAGACGTGCACATCGTCAGGCAGCTTGCCGTCATAGGCATCAAGTATGTGCCAGAGCATGTAGCCGCTGGTGCGGCCGCCGCTGAAGCTGATAAGCGCAGGGCCTTCGATGCGGTAGGGATTGCCGCCGCTCACGCCGCCTTCCTCTTGCCGAGCAGCTGGTCGTTGAAATCCTTGTAGGCCGGGTCCGGGTAATAGGTCCGGACCGCGCGGTTCGAGCCGTCCTGGGCGGCGCGTTCCTGCTGGCGCGCGACCGCCCGCTCCAGCGCCGCGATCGTTTTCGGATTCTCGTCATTCTGCCCGATGAACGAAAAGGGGCCGGCCTGCGGCGGCAGATCGAGCCCGCCCAGATTGGCGAGCGCCACCCCGGCGACGATCCTCTTGTCGGGGCAGGCCAGCGCGATCGTGAGCCCGTCCTCGACGCCTTCGCTGGCATCGACCGGCGTCCCGGCCGCGATCTCGCGCAACGTGCGCCCGCAGGCACCCTTCCAGAGCGGAATGCACCCGCCCTGATACTGCCCCAGCGTCTGCTTGTGCGATTTGACCCGGCCCTTGGCGTCCGGCGGCAGCTTCCAGACGACGACCGGCCCGCCTTTGCCGGCGCTCAGGTCCAGATAGGTGCGATGCACCGCCAGCAATTCGCCGCTCAGCGCGATGATGCAGGCCACCATCGCGGGATGCTTGGCCCGCCGCACCGGACACCAGACTTCGGGGTGGAAGCGCAACGACGCCGGCAGCCGACCCAGCCGCTCAAGCCCCGGCACCCGGCCGAGTAGATAGGCGAGGGCAGGGGTGCCGGGCAGCGAGAAGCTGGAATGCCACAGCTGGCCGGCGCTTTCGCGTCGCTTCTCCTGCTCGCGCGCGCCCGCTTCGGCTTGCGCCTGCCGCTTCTGCGCCGCCTCCCGCCGGATCGTCTTGAACCGGTCCGGCGACAGATTGTCCCAGCCCAGCCAGCTCTTCGCCCAGCCGATCGCCGGTCCGCGATTCGCCTCGATCGACCAGCCGCCGAATTTCACGGCCGCGACCAGTTGCAGCATGTCGCCCGAATAGGAATCGGAGCCCTCGGCCGCCGAGAAGTCGGTCCACAGCCCCTGACGCGGGCCGCGCCGATTTACCTTGAGCGACTGCCCGGCTTCGCCCGCGACGGAGCCAGCGCACCAGAAGCCACCATCGGGACGCGCGTCGGACAACAATTCGGGAACCAGGCTGTCCACGCGGGCTCGCAGCTCCGCCTCGATCTCCCGCGCGCCGATCTGGTGCAGGCCGTCCCGGGCCAGGCTCGACACGGTCACAATCCGCCTCGCTCGCGCAGGCGGCGCAATTCGCTCTCGGCGTCGATCGGCGGGGAGGTGTCTTCGCCGAGCATGTTCGCGAACGCCCGCTCCGTCGCCCGCGCCACCGCCGCGAACAGCAGCAGCAGCGCGACGATCCCGATCGCCACCAGCACCAATCCGCCTAGATCGACCCCCCGGCCCATCCTACGCGCCTCCGCCCCGGTCACGGGCGGACAGCACGCCCCTCGGCGGGATCAGTCCTGCCCGTTCCGCCGCGCCGATCGCGCCGCGCAGCTCGGCCAGCCCGTAGAAATGATCGGGCCGGACCTGTCCGCGCGTGTACAGAAACAGCTTCTTCATGTTGTCGCGGTCGGGAATGGCGTCGCCCATCTCCCACTTGCGCCAGGTCTGGTAGGGAACCCCGATCGCCTTCGCGGCTTCGGTGATGCCGAGCACTTCCGGCTCGCGCGTGCGATGATGCAGCCGGCGCTGCGTCTCGCGCCACGCCTTCAAAGGGTTGGTAATGTCCCGAACCGCAACAGGGGCTTCCATGCCCGGAGTTTTACTATTAGTTCAAAATATGGCAATGGGGCGAGCCCAACAATTTATGTGGATGGTTTAAGACAGCCGATGGGACGGGTTTTACAGTTTCGGCCTATGGCGGAGCTGCCCAACCGTATCCGAGAAATCCGCAAGGCCAAGGGGCGCGCCTGGACGCTGGAGAAGCTGGCGCTCGAAGTCGGCCTGTCGATCGCCTACATCAGCCAGCTCGAGCTGGGCAAGAAAAGCCTCGATCTCGATCACATGATCGCAATCGCCCGCGCGCTTGACGTCGCGCCCGGGGACCTGCTCAATCAGGAACATAACAGCCGCGCGCTGAGCCCCGACGAAATGGCGCTGCTCGATCGCTACCGCCGCGCCACCCCCGAACAGCGCGCCCAGATCGACCGCATGGCCGAAATCCTCGTTCCCGCTCCCATTCGCCGCTCCCGCGCGGCCTGAACCCACCTCCAGACCAGGCTTAAGACACACCGCTCCGGGCCGCGCCCGGCGCCCATTTGCGCGCGCTTTCCTGCTGTTTGAACAAATAGCATAATAAATCGCTTGCGCTTCTTTGAACCATCAGTTTAAAAACAGCCCTGTCATCGACAGGAGGCCGTTTTGCCAACCGCTCAAATCCTTTCGCTTCCGGGCGTGGAAGCGCCGCCGTCCGGATCCGCGCTTCCGCAACTCGCCCGGCGCCAGTCCGAAATCAACCTGGCCGGGCTCGCCCTGAAGCTCGGCATGGCTGATCGTCCAAGCCGCGCGATCATCGAAACGGTCCGCAAGCTAGTCGATCGGCATGGCTTCCCGCCGCCCAAGACGCCGCGCTTCCGCGCCGGCAAGCGGCTGACCGGCGGGCAGGCGGTTCACGCCGGCAGCATCTGGTGGCGCGATCCGGTCGAACAATGGTTCGACGACGATCTGCCTCCCGGCCAGGCCGCACTTTGCGCCGTCGCCAGAGCGACCGCCACCCGCGCCGATCTCGCCAACCGCGCCCGCCGCATTGCGGGAGCCGTCGCATGAACGCGCAACGCAAGATCGTCGCCGATCCCGATTTCGTGGCGCTCAAGACCGTGATGACGGTCCGGGGCAGGGACGGGCAGCCCTGGTTCATGTTCGCCTTCCGCTCGGGAAGCGTCGGCATCACCAACGCCCCGATCCCGCCGTCCGCGATCCGGCTATTCCGCTTCGCCACCGCTTATCAGGCGCTTGCCGCCGGCGGCGTGATCGAAGCGCATGCCCGGCTCGCCCGCGACGGGGAGGTGCTGCTGGTGCCTGGCGTCGTCGAGGCGTGCGACGACGAGGAGGCGATCGACGCGCTGATCGCCTGGCACGATCGCATCGCGCCGTTGCTGGAACAGCGCCTCGCCGGCCAGCTGACCGGCTTCTACTCGATGCGCGCCCGCGCCGGAGCCCGGTCGTGAAGCGCCGCCTGTCCACGCCGGATCGCCCGCTCCACCTGTCCGCCGACGACGGCGACCCGGCTCTGGTGCGCTGGGGACGCGGGCTCGCCCGCCGCATCGAGCTGGTGGCGATCGCTGCCGTCCTGCTCGCCGCCGCCACGATCGTCGCGCCGGCGCTGGCGGCGTTGCTGTGAGCGCGACCCGGCTTCCGCGCGAGGCGCCCGGCCTCAACGTCCACGAACCCTCCACAAACGAATCTCCCGTGGAGGCTCCCTGCGTCCCGGTCGCCGCCAGCGACCGGGACGGCTTTGTCCTTACCCGCGCCACCGATCGCGCGCTGGCGGCGTTGCTCGCTGCGCGCGAAGAACAGGCCCGTTTCGGCCACACGTCCGAAAGCGACCGCGAGCGGCCGCCTTATTGCCTCGCCCGCAAGCTGGGCGGCTATTGCAGCGACGTGTCCGACCTTCTGCTCGGCCGACCCTCCCTTGAGCAACTGAGCCTCGCCCTGCGCAAAACCGCCCGCCTCGGCGCCCTCGCCATCGCCCTCCACGAACGGCTCAGCGCCGAACTCGGCTCGCATGCCTGCGGAGGCGGGCATGGCTGACGGCACCAAGATCGAGTGGACCGACGCCACTTGGAATATCATCACCGGCTGCTCGGTCGTGAGCCCAGGCTGCAAGCATTGCTATGCGATGAAGCTCGCCGGCACTCGGCTTAAGAACCACGAAAGCCGCGCCGGCCTCACGGTCGATACGAAGGAAGGTCCGGTGTGGACGGGCGAAGTGCGGTTCAACGAGGGGTGGCTGGATCAGCCGCTGCGTTGGGCGAAGCCGCGCCAGATATTTATCTGCGCGCATGGCGATCTGTTCCATGCCGGCGTGACCGACGAGCAGTTGGACCGGATATTCGCGGTCATGGGGCTCGCATCGCAGCACATCTTTCAGGTGCTGACGAAGCGGCCGGATCGCATGCGCGACTATCTCTCGAAGGCGACTGGCCGAATTGCGGACGCAATCATCAAGCTGCGCCGCGCGCGGAGCGATACGAGCCTGGTGGTACCGCTGCCTCATATCCGGCCGGGCGCCGCGTGGTGGCCGCTGGCAAATGTGTGGTGCGGCGTTTCGGTCGAGGATCAGCAGCGCATGCTGGAACGCGCGCCGGTTCTGAAGGACACGCCCGCCGCCGTTCGGTGGTGGAGCGCAGAGCCCTTGCTTGGCGATCTTGGAACCATCCCGCCCGAGATGATGCCGGATTGGGTTGTCGTCGGCGGGGAGAGCGGGCCGGGCGCGCGGCCGATGCACCCCGATTGGGCGCGCTCGCTCCGCGAGCAATGCGCGCAGGCGGGCGTTCCGTTCCATTTCAAACAATGGGGCGCGTGGCTCCCCGCTGGGCAGATCGCGCGGCAAACCGGGCTGTGGGATCCGGCCTGTGGCTCGTCACTGCTCACAACCAAGAAGAATGCCGGACGCCTGCTCGACGGCGTAGAGCATAACGGAGTGCCGGCATGACCGATCCGCTCGCCTACATCGAACGCGCGCTTGACGGCTTCGGCGCCGATCCGCCCGACAGCGATCATCAGAAGGGCTACCTTGCCGCCCTGCTCACCGTCCGCTTTGAAGCCTTCGAACTAGCCCCGGATGATCGGACGAACGCGCTGACGAACGCAGCTGAGCGCACCACCACCGAGCAGCTCGGCCGCGCCGCCGCCCACCAGGCCGCTCGCGCCACGCAGGAGCTTGTTCGGTTCGTCGCCGAAGGTCCGCATGGCCACACCGCGTTCGAGGAAGACACGATCGAATACCTCGCCGACGCGCTCAAGATCGCGCTCGAAATCGATCACGCTGTCGGCAGCAGCGACCCCGAACGCGCCCAATTACACACCGCTCTCTCAACCTACTTGGGGGGCTGGGCGTGAGCGGTCATCCGATCTTTTGCGGCTACTGCGGTATCGACATGGTTCCCAATAGCCGTCGCTACCGGCTGCACTGGACCCCGAATGGTTCAGTTAGAACCACCCGTATTGCCGCGCATTTTCACGAGGAATGTGGTGATCGCATGCTGGCCGAATTGAGGGATCGGATTGCCGTCGCAGCTGCCGAACGGTTTGACCGCCAGTGGAGCCGTGGTCCGCGCTTCCGACTGCTGGACGCCGCAGAATGATCGTCGTCACGCCTCGCAAGCTCACCCGGGCGCAGCGGCAGCTGGTCGAGCTGGCCGCCGCCGGCTACCGGCAGGAGGAGATCGCCGCTCGGCTCAACATCCGCAGAAATGCGGTGGAAAGCTCTTTCTCCCGGATGCGGGCGCGGCTCGACGCGCGCAGCACGCTCCACGTCGTCGCCATCGCCCTCACGCACGGCCTGATCGACCAAAAGGAAGTCGCCCGCCTGCCACTCCCGCCCTCGCGCCAGCCCAAGGGCGGCAGGAGGAAGAAGTGAGCGGGGAGAAGGCCGACTTGCTGGCGGGAACTCGTCTTGCTCCTGATCAACCGACCGGGCTCGGGTCCGCTATGGCGGGCGGCAAGGGCAAGCTCAATCACGACAAGACCGCACGGCGCGCGCTCGATTTCTACCCGACGCCCGCCGAGTGCACGAGGGCCCTGTTCGCGGCCGAATTGCCGTTCATGGCCGTGCACGGTTTCGATCTGTGGGAACCGTGCGGGCGCGGCGGAGCGATTGCCCGCGTCGCCGACCGGCTCGGCTTTCGTGTAGCCGCTACCGACATCGTCGCCGATCCGGTCAACGCCGTGCTGCTGCTCGATCTGCTGGACGCGCGCGAGGCGAGGGCGCCTTTGGTCGTCACCAACCCGCCATTCGCTCTCGCCCGGCCGATGATCGCCCATCTGCTCGGCAAGCTCGACGTCCGCTACCTGGCCCTGCTGCTCAAGACCACCTTCTGGTCGGCCGACAATCGTCACGGGCTGTGGCGCGCGCACCCGCCAGCTCGGCGCTGGGACATGACCTTCCGCCCCGATTTCCTCGAAGGCGCGAGCCGCAAGAAGGGCTCGGGGTCGACCATGAATTGCAGCTGGTTCGTGTGGGACAGCCTCGCCGCCGGCCCGCCCGTCTGGGGCCTGCTCGGCCGCGACGGCCCGGTCTTGCCGACCGGCCCGGACCTGTTCGCGGCTGCATCGTGAAAGCGGACGCGATGCTGCCCGGCTACACGCTCCTGCCGATCGCCGACGCGCCGGGGGACGAGACGGTTTGCCTGGTCAAGGGCGGGGCGGACTACGCCGCCGCCTACCGGAAGAACGGCCGCTGGCTGCTCGGCCGCCCCGAACAGGGCACCCTCATCGAGCTCGATTTCGAGCCGACCCATTGGCTCCGACCGCCCGGAGCCGACGCTGACCAAGAGGAGACACGTTGATGCCGAAGTTTCGCAAACGACCCGTCGTGATCGAGGCGTTCCAGATGACGCGAGCGCGCCGCGCGGACAATCGAGATTGGCCGGCTTGGATGCATGATGCTTGGAATGTTGGTCATGGCGAGCCCGGCGCTCTGCAATGCGCGAACTATCCCAATTCGGACGGCGCTGACGAACTGGAGATCGTCACGCTCGAAGGTGTGCACCGGGTCAGCTGGAACGATTGGATCATCCAGGGCGTGAAGGGCGAACTTTACCCCTGCAAGCCCGACATCTTCGCGGCAACCTACGAACCTGCTGATTGACGCTGGAGCGCCAAGCTCAATCACGAAGCTCACAGAAGAACCGTTTCAATTTGGGAAATTATGATAATGACCGACAAAGACACGGCTGACATGGCTCAACGTTGCATTGAAGAAATCTAGATGCTGCGTAACCAAGTGGCAGCACTAGCTCCGCAGGCAGAGGCATACGTCTTAATTTCTAAAATCCTGAACCTCCTCCCTCAGCCGAGCCAAGGTTACGGCGAGGATATCATTTGGAGGCTCAAGAAGGAGATTGCTGAGCTTCAGCCTAAGGCCGAAGTGGCGGGCGCGACGGCGTGAAACTCGTTGGCAAATTGATCGCCGACCGGCTTTCAAACTCTGGTCAACAATCATGAGGGTGATCTCCCTCTGGCAGCCTTGGGCATCTGCCGTCGCATTGGGCGTCAAGCGCGTAGAGACGCGTCATTGGTCGACAGCTTACCGCGGGCCCCTTGCCATCCACGCCGCGAAGCGGTGGGAAGCGGACCAGCGTGAGTTCGCCAGTGTCGAGCGATCCTTGGGTCGCCTGCCCGCGCGCCTACCTTTCGGCGCTATCGTTGCGACCTGCATGCTTGTCGACGTGAAATCGACTGAGGAGTTGAAGCTCAGCGTCGGTGCGATTGAGCGTCTGTACGGCAACTACGCACCGGGCCGCTTCGGTTGGGTGCTGGATGAGATCGTTCCGCTCGACGAGCCGATAGCCTGCCGCGGCGCTCAGTCCTTCTTTCAGGTGCCAGACCACTTATTCGCGGCGCCAAGTTCAGTTGACCCGCCGCCCTCCTGATTGCAGACAGGGGCCGTCACCTTCTCGCTCCGGGGTGCGCCATGCCGAAGAAGAACCAGATCCCGTTCCTGTGCGAGCAAAGGCTCGCGGGCGGCGCCGTTAAATATCACTGGAAGCCGTCGCCGCGCCTGCGCCGGGCGGGCTGGCAGAATCTCGATCTCGGCATTGATCGCAAGGCGGCGATCGGTGCCGCGCTCGCCCGCAACGACGAACTGGAGCGGTGGCAGGCCGGCCCCGCGGCGGCGCCGCGCGCGCCAGCCCAGCGCCCGCGCTGGCGCGATCTGGTCGCCCGCTACAAGGCGGACCCGCGCTACCTGGATCTAAAGCTCAAGAGCCGCGCCGAATATGACAGCCGCATTCGGACGCTGACCGCATGGGCACAGGACGGCGATTTGCTGCTGTCGCAGATCGATCGTCCGGTTGTGATCGAGCTGCGCGACGCGCTGGTCGGCGGCGACGGCAGCCGCCACCGCACCGCCGCCCTGCTGCGGGTGCTGTCGATCCTGCTGAAGTTCGGCGCAGACAAGGGGCTGGTGGCGGAAGGGATCGGCCGCGAACTGGACATCCCGACGCCGCCCAAGCGCAAGCGCCGGCTGACCCGCGACCAGCTCGCGCCGCTGCTCCATGCCGCCGCCGAACTCGGCCACGCGCACGTCGCGCTGGGGATCACGCTCGGCTTCTACTCGATGCAGCGGGAAGGGGACCTGCTGTCCGCGACCGGCTTCCAGATCCGGCCCGTCGAGGACGTGAGCTCGGACGCGCGTCGAACCCTGGCGGGCGGCGACGGCAAGGTATCCGGCCTGTGGCTGCAACAGGAAAAGACCGATACCTGGGTGGCGGTCAGCCTCGCGCCGCCCGCCCGCGTGGCGGTCGAAGCGGCGATCGTCGCGGCCCGCGCCGACGCGCGGACCTGCACCAACCTGATCCTCTATCCCGGCGGGGATCGGCCATGCCCGGAATGGCGTTTCCAGCGCGATTTCAGGGCCGTCGTCGATCATGCGGTGCTTCGCGCCACCGATTGTCGGGATCATGTCCTGGCGCGGCTGCTGGGCGGCGATCCGGCGAAGCCGAACGACGCGATCCAGTTCCGCGATCTGCGCCGCTCGGGCATGTGCTGGCTTCGCGAGTTGCAGGTGCCGACCGCGCTCATCGCCTCGATCAGCGGCCACTCGATCAAGGAAACCGAGGCAATCCTGGAAACCTACATGCCCCGCGACACCCGCGCGGCGGCTGAAGGCATGGCGATCGCCGTCGCCCGCCAAGCGGAACGCGACGCCGCCGACGCCAATTCGGCGTCGCAAGGATGA